TCACCCTCCCGCTCCTCAAAGGCCGTCCACCTGAGTTCGCAAGAATGTCTCTTCGGCCCGGTCTCGGAGCTGGTGCAGCGACTAAGATCGCCGAACACCTGTCCGAACTGTCGGTCTTTTCTGAAACTCTTATTGGAAGCACCGGGGACGTCCCTGGAGTTATTACGACAGATCAAAGAGACCAACCGCTCGGTCGATATCTCAAAACGGTTATGCGCCGCCACCTCGGCTGGGAGAACCCTGAAAAATGTCCCGAAGGAGTCTTAAATGAGTGGAAAAAAACCCTGCAAGAACTGTATGAAGCGCATGCGAAAACTGCGACAGATCCGAAGGATGAAGCAGCGGTAAAATCTTTTTTACGCAGTGAGTTTTCCAAAAAAAATTTCTTGATCGATCTAAACCGAGACGGCATCTTAAACATCGAAGCTAAATTCAAAAAGTATAACCTGAAAGGCGCACTCTGATGAAACTTCATCGCCATGATCTCTCTAAAGAACACAATTTCTCTGGAAATATGGGCTATATTATGCCCACGCACTGGAGAATGTGCTATCCGAACGATCGCATCCGCCAACGCTCGAACTTTTTAGTTCGAGTCTCTCCACTCATTGCCCCAATTTATTCTAAAGCAAAAATCATGGTCGAAAGCTTTTTCGTCCCTACTGATCTTGTGTGGGTTAATGCCCAACAGTTTTATTCTCGCGGAACCGACGGTTTATCTACAAAAACGGTTCCTAAGTTCAATATTGCCGGAGCTCCAGCACCTAACACAGGAGTCGGAACCCTTCTAGATTATCTCGGCTATGCGCAATCTCCGCTGACCCTTACTGTCAATGCTCTTATGGCCCGCGTTTATAATTGCATTTATAATTGGCACTATCGATATCTAGATCTTCAGGCCGAGCGCGTATTTTCTACCGCCGACGGCCCCGACACCACAACCGATCTTACTCTCGCTCGCCGCTGCTGGGAACACGACCGTTTCACCACCTGCCGTCTTGAGCCACAACGTGGCGACGACGTAATGATTCCCGGCGGCCCCGGCACGCTTAATGACTACGACGTCGTAACCGACGGAACTACGCCTAAGCTCACGGGCGCCGGCGCCACAGACCAAAATCTCACTGGTAATAATACCACCGCCAATCGCTTATCCGTCACATCGGGTTTTTCTACTATTGGCGACATGGTGTTTGGTACAAATACCGGTCTCGAACTTGCTGATGACGAAGTCGATCTTAACCTAGGAACCATTCGTGAACTTGAAGAAGCCGTTGCTATCAATCGATTTAGAAAACGATTACAACAAACAGACGGTTCGTATCCGGATTACACATTGGCGACATTTGGCGTACGCTCTCCGGACATGGAGCTTCAAAAGCCTGTTTTACTTGCTCGTTCTACTCATCCTTTGCAGATCTCCGAAGTTTTACAAACCGCACAACAATATGATTCGTCAGATGATCCTATCGGTGCTCCGGTCGGCGAATATGCTGGGCATGGTATTGCCGCAGTTCGTGGTCATGGATTTAAATACAAAATAAAACGCCACGGCTATATCATGACGATGTTTTCTGTTATCCCAGAAACCTTCTACGATTACACGGTCGACAAAGAATGGCTTCGCACTACACCTGAAGATTATTTCGATCCCGACCTCGATGAGATCGGCGAGGAAGAAGTCTCCGCCGGAGAAATCGACGGCGTGAGCTTTTCTACGCCATATGGATACAACTTTCGAAATTATTCCGATCGCTCGTCTCTTAATCAATTGTCTGGCGAATTTCATACCGCCGAGCCTCTTGCGTATTTTACGCAAGCTCGCGATATATCCGCGCCCGCAACTCTTAATTCGGCTTTCGTAACAGCCGACCCGTCCGATCGGATCTTTGCTTACGGCTCGACGCAAGATCAACTTCGCGTTAAAGCGATGCACGAAGTGTCAATGTTGCGCGTAATGCGCAGAATCCCACGAGAAGGAGTTTTATAATGAATAAAAAAGCCAATAGGCCCAATATCGATTGGAAAAAATATCAAGATGCAAAAGGCAACCTTTTGCCCCAGTTCAAATTGAACAAATTCGGCTATCCCATTAAAGTAAAGGAACTTTACGATCCCGTTCCGATGAAATCCAAGGTCGCTTTTAAACGACCGCTGTCTGCTCATGAGCGCGTTATGCGCGCGATTAAAACCCACGAACGCCTTATGAAAATGGCTAACGCTCCTGGCGACACTGACTTCGATGCGCCAGACATCGAGAACATGGCCATGCACCAGCTGATGACTGACCCGGTTTCCGGTAAGGAAATGACTGCTGGTGAATATCATATGCTGTCTGTGGAGCGCCAGCAGGCCGCCCAGGACGTTCAAGCCTATAAAGCACGCAAGGCTAAGCGCGAAGCTGATAACGCGGCGCTAATCGCCGCTAAAGCACGAAAAAAGGCTTCTGGTAGTACTCTACCGGAAGCAAAACCGGACGAAGACGCGGATGACGCGTCAGATCCGGACTAAACGTACACCTACTTGATGTGTACTGTGCTAGGTGACACCGTCGCAACGCGACAAAAGGGGGGAGCAAAATGAGTAAAAGTCGGCGAAGTAGACCTTCTAACCGTAGGTTGCCCACTTATTTACGTAGCGACACCCCAGTTCGGCCTGGTTGGGCGTATGCCCCAACCCTGGCCGAAATAATGGCAGCGACATATGACTGGGAACCGGTCAGTCGCCGCCAAAAAAAGGTGCCGTATTACCCGGCACCAACAAAAACGTCACCAAGCACTAAAATTCAAAAAAAACGGGGCTTCGCCCCCGTAACAAATACGGCGGCTATGCCGCCGGTAATAAAAAATAAAATCTGCGTCGATCGATCGACGCGAAATGAAATAATCCACGCCACCGGCAACGCCGGAAAGCGTGGTCAAAAATCTCCCATCTGGAAAAAATCATCAAAGGTGAGGTGTTAATGGACCCGATTACTACCGCTTTAGCGGTTAATACTGTAGGCTCCGTTGTCGGCGGCATGATGTCCGATAAATCGGCTTCTGATGCCGCTGCTAGGAATGCTGCCCTACAAAAAGAATTCGCGAAAAAGGGAATTCAATGGAAAGTCGCAGACGCCAAAAAAGCCGGAATCAGCCCAGAGTTTGCTCTGGGCGGCAGCACAACATCCTTCACCCCAACCGAGACCGGCGGGAAAACTGGCGACATGATCGCCGACGCCGGTCAAAACATTGCCCGGGCAGCGTTAGCAACCGGCACTCAAGCCGATCGTGAAATGGATGCCCAAATGAAAGCGGAAACGCTTCGTGGCATGAAACTCCAAAATGACAAAATCGATCCGGCGCTCACCTCAATCAACCGTCCCGGGAATCCCCCGTTCCCACATCCGAACGGAAATGTATTTCCCGGACAGGGAAATTCCCCCGTAGTGAAAGACGTAGCTCTTGAACGAACGGGGCAATCTCCATCAGCCCCACATTCGGAAGGTGGTTCAATTCCAGCCGTCGGCTGGATGAACACCCCCGATGGTGGGCTTCGTCCTGTTCCTTCACAGGACGTAAAAAATCGTATCGAAGATCAACTAATTCCTGAAACTGTCTGGGCCACCCAAAATTTGGTTGCACCAAATTTCGAAAAAGGCCCAAAGCCTCCGAAGGAGGCGTTACCTAAAGGCGCCAAATCTTGGCGCTGGTCCGTCTCTCGCCAAGCCTATTATCCAAGCTCGAAATCTCACCGAAATTTCGGTGATCGAGCTTATGAATGGTATGAATCCGCAAAAGACCGCTGGTCAAAACCCATTCCAAGAAGGAGGTAAAAAATGGCACGTCGTAGACGTAGAGGCCGCGCTGGTAAGCGCCGCTCTAGTGGAGCAAACGCTATCTTCCGTCGTCGCGCGAGACGACGCTTATGACCCCTATTTCGACGCTTTGTAGGCGCCCTTTTATGAAGGGCAGCCTTCCTTTCGGCTGTGGGCAATGCATGCCCTGCCGGATTAAAAAGCGTCGGGTCAGGTGCCATACACTATCGCTCGAGAATCGCCTACATGGCGATTCAGCATTTATCACGACCACATATGATCCGAAATTAAAAACTTTTCCGAAAGGCGGCCATCTTGTCCCGCGCGATCTTACACTCTTCCTCAAAAAACTTAGAAGAAATTTTCCGACTAATAAACTGCGCTATTTCGCAGTTGGAGAATACGGAGAAATTTCAGAACACCCACACTTCCACGCTATCGTCTTTGGATTCCCAACTTGCACTGGACGGCAGTGTCAAGACCCTAACCCCCGATTCTCTTGCGAAGCTTGTCGAATCGTCCGCAAAAGCTGGGGAATGGGCCACATATTCGTTGGAGACGTTACAAAAGATTCAATCTCGTATGTCGCGGGCTACTTAACAAAAGGATGGACCAATGAAAACGATTTCACCCTCCCGCTCCTCAAAGGCCGTCCACCTGAGTTCGCAAGAATGTCTCTTCGGCCCGGTCTCGGAGCTGGTGCAGCGACTAAGATCGCCGAACACCTGTCCGAACTGTCGGTCTTTTC